GAAAATATAGAAACTGGTAAGAAGGTTAATACTTATAAAGTATCACACCCATCACTAGCACTTTCTACTATTAACAGCTTTAATTTTAGTGGAAGTAGAGTTACTAAGCCTAAACAGATTAATCCTGAAGTATCAGAATCACCGACTAAAGTTCAAAATAGCAAAGGATTTCCCGCTGCAGAATTCGATCCATCTACTAATAAATATAAATATAATTATGAAACCGATTATGCAGATAATTCTTTCATACAAGCAGTTAATGATTTGAAGGAGAGTATTAATTTACATGAAGAAAGTAGTATTCAGTTATATGAAAGATATGCCAAATACTATAACAGATTTAAAGTTGCTACTCCAGATGATATGTTAACAAGAACATTTGCACATGTGTTCTTTACACGACCTGATTGCAATGTAATATATTCAACAGGTTCAAATAATCTTACATTAGTAGACCAAGTAAAATCTATACCTGATTATGTATATGAGTTTAAAAATAACCCAAGTACATTACTTCAGTTGTCACAATCTGTAGGATTGGACCATCAATTCATGATGTTACCTTCAAATAGAGTAACAAGTTTTGAATGTAGAGACCGATCTATTAAATATGATACATATGGAAAGACATTACATGGTAATAGTATTGCATATGGTAGACATATCGATGATTCTTTAGCTGCTGGAGAATTAAGTATATCATTTAATGATGATAGAGATTTGCATCTATTTAGAATGCACCAATTTTGGGTAGAGTATATTTCAGCTGTAAATAAAGGTGAACTCAGACCTAAAGATAATCACCTTATAAATAAAGTACTTGACTATGCATGTTCTGCATATTATATCGTTTGTGCAGAAAATGGTGAGGATATTATTTATTGGTCAAAACTCTATGGAGTTTTCCCAACAAATATTCCAGATTCTATTATGACATTTGCAAAGTCACAGTTTATTACAAACCCAGAAATAAGTATAAACTACCAGTATTCTTTTAAAAAAGATTGGAATACTGAAATTATAACAGAATTTAATTTAAATTCTAGTGGTAGTAAAAACTACCTTGAAACATATAACCCTAAAATATTATCAACTGGTAATACATGGGTTGGGGCACCATTCATTGAAATGGTTCCTGATAAACTTGGACGTACAGTTTACAAGTTAAGATTTAGAGAAAAATAAAAAGAATTGAGGTGAGTCTAAAGTTGGTAAATACAACTAGAAATTATAGAGATAATTTCGATTTTAAAACCTTGACAACAGATGTCCTCATACCTAAGTATTTCCCAGACCAAGATATCTCCACAAGAACTTCTGGTCTTATAGGATTTACTACAGAACAGCTATCAACTATTTCAGAAGATACGTTCTATGCAACATCTACGTTATTGAAAGAATTTTTTATACAAAAAGCTTCATTACCAGAATCAATTTATGCATATGCTTCATTATTTCAATTAAGTAATGTAATTGGTTCTGCGGCAAAATGTAGATTTTTGTTAGTTTTAGATGAAAAAGAATTAAGTAAAGTTTTTGATGAAGCAAATATGTATGCTACGCAAGTTACTCAAAACGTTATTTACTTAAGTAAAAATACTACTATTTATGTAGAAGAAATACCATTCGTATTAGATTATGATATCGAAATAACTAGAAAGAAAACAAAACTTGCTGCTACTGAATATGTATATGCAGCTAAATATGTAGTTACAGAATTCAATAACTCTATATCAGACATCACAAATCCTTATATAAAAATAAGGAGAAGTGTAGATGGATATTTTGCTATGGAAGTTATAGGACATCAATGTGTAAGAGAAGAAACAACAGAAAATCTTATAGATAATTCAACTATAAATTATCCAATCATTGATGTTAAATTCGATGGAATCTTAGCTGGGTTTGATGCTTTTTATAAAGCACCTGGTGATACTGAATATACTCAGTTGTTACTTAGAGTTGAAAACTCTTTACCAGAAAAAGATCCATTTTGTTTCTATAAAATTATTGATGAGAATATTTTGAGATTATCATTTAGTTTAAATGACTCATATTTTCAACCAGAATTTAATTCTGAAATTAAAATAGTTACTTATACAACTTTAGGTAAAGATGGTAACTTTGATACTTATACAGGAAAAGAAGTTTCAATAATTAAAGATACTGAAGAGTATAATTATAATGAAACCTTTATATTAGGTGCTTTAGTTACATCAGGTTCAGAAGGTGGTTCTGATACTATAAGTTTAGAAGACCTTCGAAGATTAACCGCAACACAATTTAGAACAGCAAATGTATTAAGTACTGATGAAGATCTTGAAGAGTTTTTTAATTCTTATAAAGATAAGAATGAAAACAGAATTAAATTTATTAAAAGAAGAGATGACTTATCATCTCGTTTGTATACAGGTTTTATGGTATGTAAGAATGAGGACTATGTATATCCTACAAATACATTAGATATTACTATGAATTACAAGTCATGGAATAATCCTGATGGTGGTTATACATATACCCAAGACCCAGGATACCTTTATACATATGAAACTGAAAATGGTTATAATAATAGAGTAGTTCCTTTATTTAAATTAGGTTTTAAAGAAGATAAACTATTCAGAAATTTCCAAGGTCAAAATGTATATCAAAATATAATGAAAGATTACTTCAAGTGGTTACATGGTATTAATCCATCAGTTAACCCAAGCTATTCAAGTAGTGAAGAAGACTGGGAATCTTTATATATTTCATCAAAAAATGAAAATGAGACTTTGGAATATTATGTTGAAAATGTAATTTATACATGTCCACATTGTGGTTTCCAATCACACAGAACTTTCAGTGATCCAGATTCTGGAAAAGAATTATGTTATTGCTGCCATAATGAAGGTATTAAAACTGGATATAACATGGCAGATATGGTTCTTACAGTATTTGATGTTGAAGAAATTGAAAGTCGTATTACAAAGGATATGTTTGTTTATGCAAATCCATTCCTTATGAGTATTACAAAACATCCAGGACTTGTAAATTACTACCTAACTATAATTAATCAAACATCACTTTTGGATTTCCTTCAATATAATATTGATGTACCAAATCAATTTATCATCAATCAAGCTACTTTTGAAAGAGCTTTATCTAAGGATAAAGAATATTCTGTAAAGTTAAGATTAATGTCATCAATGCAATGGAATCCTGAATTATTAATTCCAGGAATTTCAAATGATGATTATGTTGGAAAACGAACAAATCTTTCAAAAAATTATGTAAGAGTAATGATGATTATTGAAGATGGTGGTGTTGATTCTTGTTATATGGAAATGGTTCCAACATCATATGATAAAGATTTAGATGTTGTTACATTTGAATGTAAATTTAGAACTAATGATCATGTAACACTTGGAAATCAAATGCAAATTCAAGACTATACAAATGAAGAACTTGGATATAATCCATATCTTATGGATTATACATCTACTGAATATACAATGGATGAAAGTGAAAAATTGAAGTTATGGGTTAATGAAAGAGAGTATATTGACGACTCTTCAGAAAATACAGGTACTGAAACTGCTAGTGTAATGAGACTTCGTTCAGCAATTACAGAAGGATCTAATACAGAAGAAGAGGTTATTGATAATTCTGGTATTCGTGGTAATTTCACTTATATCATAAATAAAACTTCTAAACTTATACCTATGACAGATGTTGAAGTTAAATTTGTAGTTCTTTATAAAGAGTATGAAGTTGATGATGATTATGTTTATACAACAAACAACTACCCATCACAACAAGCAATGTTTAGTCTTGTTAATTATAATTGGACAAATATCTATTCTACATTCTCAGATAGAGTAGATTTTATCAAACCTCTTACAATGATTAGAAGCTCAATGTATTTTAGAGATGATAGACTTTATAATGTAGCAAATGGTGATATTTATTTATATTCATCACCAATGATTAAGTATTCACTTATGCAACATTTTGATTCTAATGGAGCATATACAAAAAATGAGTGTGGAAAAACTAATTATGAAATGTTTACATATTTAATCAATCAGTATAGAAACCAATATAATAATCTTGAAACTGTGCTGTATTCTATTATTTGTCAAGCAACATATCTTGATCTTAAATGGTATAATACATATGGTAAGAGTAAAAATTATATTATTGGAGATAGTGATGAAATTATCGATAGAGTAAATATTTCTATTGGGTTCTATATTTATCTTGTTGCTGGAACAGACGCAATCAAAGTTACAGATGAAATTAAATCATTTATTAAAGAAACTATTGAAAATCTCAATACAACAGGTTCTAATGAACTTCATATTTCTAATCTTATGAGAACTATTGAGAATAATTTTGCATATGTAGATCATATTAAATTTATTGGTATTAATGGTGATATTGATGCCTCTGGTTCATACAAAACAACTGATACTATGGGTTATAGTACAGATTACCAGTCAATTAAAAATATCACAAAAGATATTAATGAACTTAGTAAAGAAGAAAGATTTGCATATGTACCAGAAATGTTATGTATTAATAAAGACCAAATTTGTCTTGTTTTATATAACGAAGATTAAAAAAATAAGAGAGTGTTTTTTACACTCTCTTATTTCTATTCTTCGAGATATTTTTGAATATGAATCTTATTTTCTTTTGTAGAATTTGTAACCCGTATATATTTTCCATCTGAATTCATATTATAAGATTTATAATCATATTTCCAGAAAGAATCTAATATATCAACTATCTGTTCTTTAATCCTCATATCTAATATAGGAAATAAAATTTCTACTCTACGTTCTAAATTTCGAGGCATCCAATCTGCACTACTACAGAATACTTTTGGATGACCAGAATTACAGAAATAATAAATTCTTGAATGCTCTAGATATTTTCCTACAACAGATTTAACCTTTATGTTTTCACTTAAATCTTTAACACCAGGTTTTAATGAACAAATCCCTCTAACAATTAAATCAATTTTAACACCTGATTTACTTGCATTGTATAATGCATCAATGATATCTTTATCACAAAGTGAATTCATTTTTGCCATAATATGTGCATTTTTTCCTTCTTTTGCTACTTCTGCTTCTGTATTAATAAGTTTGATAAATTCATCTTTTAGATTATCTGGTGCTACAATTAATTTATTCCATTTACTTGGTTTAGAATTACCACTTAAGAAATTAAATAAAGTTATAGCATCTTTACCAATATCTTCATTTGATGTGAATAATGACATATCAGTATAAATCTTTGCTGTTTTTTCATTATAATTTCCTGTACCAAGATGTGTATAATATTTTAGTTTATCATTTTCTTTTCTTATAACTAAACATATTTTACTATGAATCTTAAGATTTGGGATTCCATAAATTACATGGCAGCCTGCTTTTTCTAAAACTTTAGCCCATTCAATATTATTATTTTCATCAAATCTGGCTTTAAGTTCTACAAGTACAGTTACTTCTTTACCATTTTCAGCAGCCTTTCTTAAAGATTCGATAATTGGTGAACTACTACTTACTCTATAAAGAGTTTGTTTTATTGCTAATACATCAGGGTCTTCAGCTGCTTGTTTTATGAAATCAACTATAGGTTTATATGATTCATATGGATGATGTAAAAATACATCTTTTGAAGAAATTACATTAAAGAGGTTATTAGATTCCAATTCATCATAAACTTTTGGAATATAATCTTTTTGTTTCTTGTCATCAATATCTTTTATTAAATCATAAACTTCCATTAAGAAAGTCAAATCTAATGGACCATTTATTTCATAAATATTATTTTTATTGACATTGAATTTATTTTTTAAGAATTTAAATATAGACTTATTTGTATTTTTCAATATCTCAAGTCTTATTACTTCTCCCCATTCTCTTTCATCTAGTTTCTTTTTAATCTTGTTTAATAAATCTGAAGCATCGTCCTCATCAATATTAAGACCTGCATTTCTAGTAATTCTAAATTTAGACATTTCCAATATATCATAAGATTTAAATAACTTACCGATAAATTCAGATACAACTTCTTCCAATAGAATAACAGATGGCTTATCTTTATCATTTGGAATTACAACTAATCTAGGTAAATTTGTTGGTATCTGAACTATTGCAAATTCTTCTTTCTTAGATTTTTTCTTTTTAATCTTTACGATTATATGGATTGCTTTATTTTTAACTAATGGAAATGTACTACTATTATTAAGAATAATAGGTGTTAATACTGGAAATATTGTATCCTTGAAATATTTTGAGATATATTTCATGTCTGAATCTGAAAGTTGTTTTATTGATTTAACAAAATTATATTTATTTAATCCCATTTCTTTTCTTATAGAATTTTCATAAATATTATATTGACTAGTAACTATAGAATGAACTAATCTATTTATAGATACTATTTGTTCAGATGAAGTCATTCCAGATATATCTCTTTTTTTATATCCAACATTAATCATATCCTTAAGAGATGCAACTCGAACCATAAAAAATTCATCGAAATTAGATGATGCTATGCTTAGAAATTTAATCCTTTCACTAATAGGAAGTTTTGAATCTTTAGCTTCATCAAGAACTCGATTATTAAATTTAATCCAACTAAGTTCTCTATTAAGATATTTGAAATTTCTTTTCTTTTTACCCATAATTATAAATCTCCTTCTTTAATATCTATTAAAATAATATATCAATATTGGGTAAAAATTAAAAATGCTATTTTAAGGTTATTATTATAAAAAATAGTATGTGAGAGAAGGTGGAGAGGGGATGGGAACCAATTTTGTTAAGTTAAATTTCTCTATCTCTCAGTAATTCACGAAGATTACAGAAAACTTACTTAACAAAACTGCAACCAACAATTTAAACAAAGTAAAAATAAAGTTTTATATTTTTTATATAATGGATATCCATTAACTGAAGTATTTTATGATGAAAATATTTCAAAAATAGAATATTTGTTAGTTACATTTGTAAAAACAGGTCAATACTATCAAACATTCATATTTGCACGTGATATTAATTCACATGCATTTATATTACCATATTCTGAATATTATTTATATGCTTTTGTAAAATCTGATGATAATAGTTTTTATATAGAAAACCCCTCATCAGTAGATGTTTCATCATTTAGAATTGTGAAAATTGTAGGTATATATAATTAATAAATATTCTAGGTAGATTATCTACCTAGAATATTTTTACATTAAAAAAACTATTCTTTAAAGAAAGGATGGTGATAATTTGGGTAGATTAAAACGAATTGGAAACCGTATATTTGATGTTGGTACATCAAATACATCATGGTTACAATTAGCATCTGACTTAAAAACACTAGGTGTTAAAAACTGGTATTTTATGTTAGAAGTAAAAGACCCAGAAGTTATAAAGATAGATCCTTACCAATGTGATGATAATGGAGTTTGTACTTTAACACGTGATCAAATAGCAAGAGTTGTAACTGAATGTAGAAGAAACGTTTGGTATTATTTACGTGAAGTAGCAAGAATTCCAGACCCTGGTAATCCTAAAGGAGTACCATATAAAGCTAACAGAGGAAATATAGCACAAGCATTTTTGTTTGTTAATGGTATAGATTCCTGGTTATGCCTACCAAGGCAACAAGGGAAGACACAATCTGCATTATCTGTTCAAGCTTGGGGTTATTCATTCGGTACTACTAATACATCATTTATCTTTGTAAATAAACAACAACCTGATGCTAAAGAAAATTTAGCTCGTATAAAACTTCAGATAGATTTATTACCAGAATATTTACGATTTGAATCATTTTTTGATGATGAAAATGGTAAAACTGTAAAAGCTGTTAATAATGCTACTGAAATGAGACATCCTGTAACAAAAAATTCAATTAAAATTAGAGCTGGTGCTACCACTAAAGATAAAGCAGTATCTCTAGCCAGAGGTCTTACTGCAGCAATTATTCATTATGATGAACCTGAATTTACATTATTCATTAAAGATATTATCGAAAACTCAGTTTCTACATTTGATACTGCTGCTAGAGCCGCAAAGAAAAATGGAAGTTTATATGGAAGAATTTTTACGTGGAAATGCGCGTAAGTAAAACCCTTTTAATTGCTGGGACGAACTTGTTAGGTCATTGGTACAGTGAAGTGTGACAATCCAATGAATAGAGTCAATCAGCAGCGAAGCCTTAATATATAATTAAGGAACGTTCAACGACTATCGAAAGCATAGCTTAAGAGAAAGATTTAAGTGAAGAAGTGAGTAGAGTAGGACTTATAGTCCGAAATAGAGGGCAATATTAATTTGGTAATAGAATTAATATTGAAGATATAGTCTAAACTTTATAGAGATATAAAGATTAATATATGGCACACCAGGAGACTTGGACTCACCAGCAGGAATGTCAGCACAATTTGTACTTGATGCTTGTGTAAGATGGTCAGATAGACTTTATGATATGACACAAGAAGAAATGGAAGAATTTGCTGCAGCTGGTAATAGTAATAGAATTATCTATATAGAATTCCAATACTTCCAAATTGGTTTGGATGGAGAATGGCTAGAAAATATTAGTGCTAAAATTAATAATAACCTTACAGTTCGAAGAGAGATTCTTCTTCAAAGATTACATGGTTCTTCATTATCACCATATGCTCAAGAAGATATCGAATATATCGTAGAACATGTAAGAGTACCAATAGATACTTTGTTTATTATGAAATATTATCAATTTAAGGTTTACGAAGAACTTGATCCTACAATACCTTATATTGTAGGAGTTGACTGTTCTACAGGTACACTTAAAGATAATAATGCTATAACAGGTATTAACCCATATACAGAAAGACCTGCATTTGAATTTGAATGTTCTTATGTTGGTGAAACGGTATATGAACAGATAATTATTGAATTAGTTACAAAACATGTACCACGTGCTATTGTATGTATAGAACGTAACTCAGTTGGTGATGGTGTTATTGACCATTTACTGCAATCAAAGATTGCTTCTAGACTTTATTATGATAAAGCTAAAGAATTAGCAGAATCTAATATGAAAGATAAAGAAACAATCGAATCTATGCTTAAGAAACAAGCATCTATGAAATCATATTATGGTGTTTATACTGAAGGAAAATCAAGAGAAACTATGTTTGCTATTTTAGCAGATAGAATTGCTCAGTGTAAAGATGATTTTGTAGCAGAAAATGTAACACGAGATATTTCCAGATTGATAAGAAATTCATCAGGAAAGATTCTAGCAGGACCTGGTTTAAGGTAATATAGTAACAGGATAATATAGTAAAATTATTGCCTAATTATAAATGAAGATCAGGTAAAACCTCTTTAATTGCTGGAAACTCCTTAGAGCCTAAAGTACCAAAGTGTAATAATCTTTAGGATTGGACAATCAGCAGCGAAGCCTTAATATTAATTAAGGAACGTTCAACGACTATCGAAAGGGTAATTTAAGAGAAATACTTAAATGAGTAACTGAGTAGAGTAGGGAAACCGAAACGGGAGGCATTGATAATTTGGTAAAAGAATTATTAATGAAGATATAGTCTAAACTTTATAGAGATATAAAGATTAATATAAATAAAGTTCATGATGATAGCGTAATGTCATACTTAATTGCTATGTATGTTTTAGTTCATGGTAATAACTTAAGTATTTTTGGATATATTCCTGGACAACGTGAAGAAAGACCAAGAAACCAAGGTTTACTTTACAAGAGTGAATCAGAACTTAGTAAAGTATTACCAGATGATATAGCATCATCTATCGTAGAAGAGAGAAAAAGAGCTAAATTATTAGATTATGAATCTATATTAAGAGAAGCTATCGAATCTTCACAAAATGAGACTGCAAAAATTATGCAAAGTTCTATTAATATGAGAACTGAAAATTCTGAAAATGTAACACCATCTGATTATACCACATATGAAGATGAATTTTCAGATTATGATATGTCATTTTTTAATGAAATGAATGGTCTTAAAAATAATAATGATGATGGAATGGGTGGTTTTCCTTGGTAAAAATAATAGAGTAAGAGTTTTTTAACTCTTACTCTATTTTATTATCTATACCATGCTGAAATACAAAAAGTATTATTTGTAGATGTAACCCCACCTGTTTGATATATTGCAGCTGAAATAGTAAGTGTTTTATTTTTGTAAACTCTACAATTTGCAGCTAATAAATATGTTGTTGAATAGTCAGGAATATAAAAAGCTTGACCTGTTCTATATGTTATCACATCAGCATCATCAAATTCTAATTGATTTTTTATAAGTCTGTGATATAATGTCCAATCTGTATTATCAATATGGATATTTATTATAAGTTCAGTAGTTATATCATATCCAGAAATATCTAATGTATGACTTATTGCAAATGTATCATCAGTTGGTATTTGTTTAAATTGCTTGTTGCAGTTTTGTTAAGTAAGTTTTCTGTAATCAAAGGAAATTATCGATAACTAGAGAAATTTAACTTAACAAAATTGGTTCCCCCTTTATCATAGTACTTCCACATATACAAGATAATTAGAAAAAGAAACATAATAAATACCATTCATTGTTACATACAAATGTAAGTTTTTCTACACCACTAGAAACTGTAATTGATGCATATATAGCTCCAGTATTATCTCTAAATTCTATAATTCTATTACTAACCAATGCACATAATGGTATTGTTATATATTCATGACTTCTGTTATTACCATTCCATAAACATGCAGATATGAAATTTATATTTTTATCTGTTGGAAAGTCTATAACTTTTGTTCCATTTATACAATTATTTTTATTTACATATAAATGATCAACATAATTAAACATTTCTTGTTGGTTGCAGTTTTGTTAAGTAAGTTTTCTGTAATTCTCGTAAATTATCGATAACTAGAGAAATTTAACTTAACAAAATTGGTTCCCCCATCCTCTCCCTTATGGATTTTATTGATATATCATTTATATGAAATATAATAAAAGGAGATAAATAATATGAGTGAAAAAATTAAAACTGTTATAAATAATGGAGTTGAAATACCAAATGAATGCGATTGTATTTGGTGTGGTGGAAAAATGCATAGAAAAGGTGCATGTTATATGGGTGCTGGTACAAATCAATTTTCTTTATGGTGTGAAAATTGTGGTGCTGTAGTAATTCATGCTAAAAACTTTTCTAGAGAAATCGAAGGTTTTACTATTAAATTTGATTTGAAAGATTCAAAATAAAATATGTAAAAATAAATATATTAAAAGATATATTATTTTGGTGTAAAAAGAATATAGAAAGGGTGTGATTTCATGCCTAAAAACTTACAACTGAATATTGGTAGATACAGACATAAAGCAAAAATAATATTAGAAGATGCTGTTGTTAGTGTATCAGAATCTATGCACCTACCAAAAAGTAACGTGTATAGAAAATGTAAATTTCGTTCAGAAAGAAGAAAACTTTCTAAAAGAATAGAAGATTTTCGATATATGGACGAGATGGAAATACACAAATTGTTTGAGACCTATTTTAAATGTGAACTCGATAAGATATTTCAGGAAGCTGCGAAAAGTAAGAAAGTGAAATGATATAATATTATTGTGAATAGAAGCAAAAATAATAAATAAAATCAGTTGTTTCTATCAAAAAAGTTCATAGCGTGACGTAATAAAAACAATCGTCAGCAAACAAAATTTATTACATGTGGTGGAGATAATATCAAGAGCCAAGAGGTTAGTATGAAAAAGAATTCAGTAGTAAAGAAAGTAAACAAATCAATCGATACAGTAGGAAAGAAACTCGGAATGAACTATTTCGA